TTGAACGCCGAGCGGGAGACCTCGGTGCGTTCCTGCAGGTCGAAAAACCCGTCGTCTGGCATCATGTAGGCCCAGCGTGCGTACCACTCCGACGGCTCCAGCGTGCTCACGTCCCGCGCCTGCACGGCTTTCTCTGCGGCCTGCGTTTCTGCTGGCTCCGGCTTCGGCCCCGGTGGCGGTGCTGGCGGCTCCGGGCCACGCAGCACGCTCGTCCGAGGAGCAATCCACGACCGCGCTGCCGTCCACCGGGTCCAGCCGGAATCGGCGCAGTCCCAGCCGTCGGGCTGGCCCGTCACGTCGATAATTTTTATCTCGCTGGCGATAGGCGCCAGTATTTCTGCTAGGCGCTGCATGGCCGCCACGCCAGGCTCATCGGCATCCGGCCACAGGAGCACCCTGCGCCCGCGCAGCGCCTGCCAGTCTGCCCGCCCCAGTGCCTGCGCGCCACCGGGCCAGGTAACCGCGACGTAGGGGCTGCCGGCCAGCGCTGCGGCTGCGTCTGCGGCTTTCTCGCCCTCGACGATCAGCACGGGGTCGGTGTGGCGCGCCTCGAGATCCTGCAGGCGATACAGGGGTCGAGGTGCCGGCCACTGACCCATGCCCCAGCCGTCAGTGGAAAACGTCCACGGGATGATCTGCTTGCGCTGCCCCTCAGGGTCGTATCTGGCAACGTACCCGAGCACGTCGCCGTTGCCGTCGAAGTACGTCCAGCGCTGCGACGGCGCGCCGTAGATCGGGTGGATGCAGTCGTGATCGGCAGACTCTGCGGGCACTGGCGTGATGACCGCGCGCTGCGGTTTCACGGGCCGAGGCGGTTTCGCTGGCACGTCGCTGGCGGGCGCCTCGTCGCTGAGTTCGCGGTAGGCCTCGCCCATGGTGATCTCATGGATCGCGGCGTACAGGCTGATGAGATCCCCGCCGCGTTCGTTGGTGGCGAAATCGGCCCACCGTCCTGACAGTAGGTTTACGCCGCATGAGTCGCCCTCGCCGCCTGCCAAGTCGCCGCAGACCCACTCATGGCCCCGCCTGCGCCCGCCTGCGAGCCACTGGGGAACGAGGGTGTCGGCGCTGATGAGCAGGCGCTGCGCGAGCGCGGTGAAGTCGAGTTTGTTCACGCTGTCTCCAGAAATTTCGCGTCGATCACCGTCGCCCCAGGCATCCCCCCGGCCAGCGCCGCCCGCGTCCGAGCCCGGATCCGCTCCTCGGCGCGATAACGCTCCGCGTGGGTGATGCCGGCCAAGATGTCGATCATCGCGGCCTCGAGATCCCAGAGCGCCGCCAGTTCACCCGAACGCGCCGCCCGCGTGCCGGTCGTTTGCATCCGCTGGATGATGTCCGCGCAGGCCTGCTGGGCGTCTGAGATCACGCCGCTGGGATCCGATGCCAGGCGCGCGCGCACCAATTCCTCCGCCAGGTTCACGGAGTCGAAGATCGTATCCCAGTGCTGCTTGCTCGCCCGTGCCTCGCGCACCGCGTCGAGTGCTCCTCGCATTTGAAGCGCCCAGACTGTGCGGTCGTCTTTGCTGAGCAGGGCGGCTCCGTGGATGGCCATCAGGTGCGCCGTCGGGTTGATGCCGCGTGGGCGGTAGGTGCTGCGCTTGCGGGTCATGCGCCCCCCTTCGGCTCTTGAATGCTTTTCCACCAGCGGCGCATTTCGGCTGGGTCGTACCATGAATTGCGCGCGCTCAGGGAATTGCCTGATGTCAATATTGGCTTTGGCCCATTTCGCATACACAGAAGGCCACTCAAAGTGTTTTGACGGACGCCAAATTCCTCCGCCATTTCTTTGAATGTTCGCAGTGGCTTGTTTCTGCTTCGATCTGCATTTTTATCGAGCTGAAGTAGTTTTCTCATGCGCCCCCCAGCAGCCTGACGGCATCGTCCACACTGCGGCAAACGCCCGCCACGCCACCGGCACTGCGGATGGTCTGCAGGAATTCCTCCTGCCCGGGGCGCATGCGCCCGGTGCGCGACTTGACCTCGATGGCCAGCGTGCGGCCGTCTTTCAGGACGCCCATGATGTCGCTCATGCCCTTGGCGGTATTAGCGCGGATGTACCGCGTCGAGCCGTCCCGATTGCGCTCCGCGAAGGTGCCGGAATTGATCCGCCAGCACTGCGCCACGCGCGGATGACGCTTCAGTAACTGCATGATGGCGCGCAGGATCTCGGCCTCGCTCGGCTCCCGCTGCTCTGCCGGCGCCGGCTCGCGCTTGACGCGTTTCTTCGGTTCTGGCGGGATGTCGATCTTCCGCACCGGCTTTCCCGACAGGGCTGCGTACAGCGCCTCGGATTTCTGGTGCGCGAGCATCACCTCGCGTAGGGTTTTTCTGCCTCTCATGCTGCCAACCTCCAGAACACCGACCCCCAATCAGGCCCCTCCTGCTGCGGATTCGCCCAGTACTTGCCTCGCCTGACGCGCCCGATCGTGCTCCGATGCACGCCGAATACTTGGGCCAACTGCCGCTCACTGCGGGTCGACGCCCGGATCTCCGCGACCTGCTCCCACGTCAACTTTGCCCGCGCCCGGTTTGCGCGCTCCACCTTCGCCTGCCGCACCGGATTCCGCGTGTGGCCGGTGGCCTCGATCGCTCGCATGCTGATCGTTGCCAGCGACACCATCTGCACATGCGCAGGGCAAACGCAACGCAGGTCGCCGCAACGGCTGGTGGCGTTGTAGCTCTTACGCCCCTTGATGCCCAACTCCTCTGCGATCGCCCGCCGCACCGGCCTGCTATTGCCCTCGCCGCCGGGCTTCGGCAGCCACAGCATCGGCGTCACGCCCGTGCCGTTGAATGTGCCGGTCCAAATCAGGCAGTCGCCCTCCTCGGTCACGCGCGGCCTGATGCGCCGCGCCAGGTCTGCCGGCAGTTTCGCCAGCTTCTCGTCGATCTCATCCATGTCTGCTCCTGTTGAAAATGTACGCCCAAATTGCGCCGCCCGCGACTTTCGCCGCGAACTGCGCCAAAACAATCTGCGGCATCAATGCGCCAAACGCCAGCGTAGGAAACACCAGCGAATCGACTGCCGCGCCCGCCACGTTTGAACCATTGGCGCGCACCAACCAAGTGCCGCGCAGCTTCGCAAACGTCGTCCAGTCCACCAGCGCTGCCGCAGTAAACGCGACAGACGAAGCGACCGCAATCTGACCTGCTGCCGGGTTCAGCAGGTACGTCAGAACCCCGGTGCCGGCAATCAGCGCGCCCATATGCCACATCCGCAGGCGGACGTGCAACCAGTCGCGCAAGGCCAAGTCGAGACCGATGAGGATGAATGCGTTGATTGGCGACACCCACGGGCCGAAGGTGGCTACGCTGAGATTGGCCGCGATCATTGCTGCGGCATAGGCGGCAATCGCCGCAATGGTCAAGTTCACAACAGTGCTCCTTGCAGCGCCCTTGGCTTCCAAGCTGCGGGCGGGTTCTGACGATTGATGCGCTTGGCCATGCAGCCGGCGCACTCCACTTGCTCTGCGTGATGCAGAGCCACATTGACGCTGTCCGCGCTGGACAACGGCCACTGCTCAGTCCCTTGGGCCAGCATCCGCAGGCCGTGCGTCCATGGCAGGCGCGCGCCGAAGACCCGATGCAAGGCGTTGAAAGCCTCATCCATTCGCGCCGCCCACGATGGCGACCCAACCTGCCAGTACGCGCCAGATGACCCGAGGCAGACTCGGCCCCAATCGTTCGCCAAGTCCAGCAGGTAGTCAATCGGCAATCCGAGGTGCCACACTGGAATCCCCCACTGCTGACCGTAGGGCCAAGTTTTGACCATTTCGCGCTGCTGCTCGACGCTGCCGTCAATCACGTCAGGCACCACGGCCCAGTGCGGATGCGCTAGCAGCGGATCCAGCCAGCCGTAAAACCCCCGCAGATCAAACGCCACGCCCCGCGTCTTGCAGGAGAAGGCGCCGTTGTCCAACATCAAAGACTGCCCAATGCGCAGGCAAGTCTTCAGACTGTCGGGCCGAAAGTAACTGACGCAGAAATGCTGGCCCGCCATCGCGTCCAGCGCGTGCTTCGGTGTGATCGGTGTTCCGTGATAGTGCAGCATGGGGACGCGATCATATCCCCGCCTCTGCGCCGTGGATCAAGACCCGCTATTTCTGTCGGGTATCGGTGATTCTGCGCTTGACGCGTCTGTCGGCGTGGGGCACACTCTCCCCGTCGTCACACAACACAGGAGCAGACAGATGCGACACGAACCCCGAGTCGGATCATACGATCCGGACTACGGCCCGTATCACGGCCATCCCGCCGACCCGCGCACGCCATCGCACGACCTCCCCGATGAGGTCTACGAAGAGGCGCAGCAGCGCGTGTTCTCGCACGCCCTCGACCTGGACGAGTGGCTTGCGGAGGCCCTGGGCAACGGCCCGGACACGTCGATCGACGTCAGCAAGATCGACGCCCCAAAGGCCAGCACCCGCGCCCTGCTGGTGGCGCTGTTTGTCGGCACTGACCAGCAGGTGCTGGCTGCCGCCGCAGAGATGCGCAGCCGCGCCGCCGCTGCGATGGAGCAGCGCATCGAAGACGAGGCGTGGGATATTTACGACTCGCGCCGGTATGACAACTTCGAACCGCCCGAGCGTGACTTGGACGACGCGGATTTTTACTGAGGAGACGACATGGCCACCTACACCACCCTCAATGCCATCCGCGCACACAGCCCGTGCGCAAGCGGCTGGGCCAATCTGCTACGTCACCTTGGCAAGACGCAAGCCGATGACGAGCCACTGTCTCTCGTCACCATCCTCGACAGCAACGGGCTGAACGATGCCTTGTGGTGCCTGCGCGCTTGCGACGGCATTGACCGAGAGGCGCGGCTGTACGCAGTGTGGTGTGTCAGACAAGTACAGCACTTGATGACGGACCCGCGCTCGTTGGCTGTGCTGGATGTAGCGGAGCGACACGCCAACGGCGAGGCGACAGATGCGGATTTGGCCGCAGCGGAAACCGAAGCGCGGTCCGCAGCGCGGTCCGCAGCGCGGGACGCAGCGGGGGCCGCAGCGCAGGCCGCAGCGTGGGACGCAGCGCGGGACGCAGCGCAGGCCGCAGCGCAGGCCGCAGCGTGGGACGCAGCGCGGGACGCAGCGCGGGACGCAGCGCGGTCCGAAGCGCGGGCCGAAGCGCGGGCCGCAGCGCAGGCCGCACAAACTGCTAAGTTTCGCCAATTTTTTGGCTAAAAGGAGAGATACGATGAAAAACGCACTGCCCGTTAGCCAGATCATGGAAATCTACGCGATCCTGCGCGAGGTTTCGACGCTGCCCGTTACTCCGACGCCTGGGCAAATTGGGCGCCTGTGGGCAATGGCAGATTTCCAGTGCAACCTGTTGCGCATGCGGATTGACGACATCAAGAGCGACGTGGAGGTGGTATGAGCACCGCCCTGCGTGAAGCTGCCCAGCAGGCGCTGGAGGCGTTGGAGAACAGCCGCGTGTTCGTCACAACACGGGAAAAGATCAAGCATCCCGAAGGGACAGAGTGGTACGACGAACGCATCACCGCCCTCCGCGCCGCGCTGGCGCAGCAGGATGAGCCAAAGGGAGGGGGCAATCTGCCACCCCCCTTGCAGGCAGAGCCAGTGGAGGAGCCGGTGGCGTGGATTCACAAGCTCCACTATTTGCTCGGACACGCGGAGAACATGCCGTCAGCAGACAGGGCGCTGGCACTTGGATGGGAACCTCTCTACACCCACCCACCCCGCCGCGAGTGGCAGTCGTTGAGCGAGGAGGAGACCAGGCGACTATCAATCGATTGTTACGACGGATTGCTCACTGATCCATTGATCTTGTTTGCCCGCGCCATCGAGCAAGCGCTAAAGGAGAAGAACGCATGATCCTCGAAACCGACACCCAGCGCGATGCCGACTGGTACGCCGCGCGCCTCGGCAAGGCCACGGCCAGCCGGTTCAAGGACGCCATCGCCGCGCTGAAATCAGGCGCCCCGGCGCAGGCCCAGCGCGACTACCTCACGGAACTGGTCGTCGAGCGCCTCACCCAGCAGCCGATCCAACGCTTCCAGAACGCCGCCATGACCTGGGGCACAGAGCAGGAGCCCGCGGCGCGCGCTGCCTACGAGCGCGTCACCGGCCGAATCGTGGAGGAAACCGGCTTCGTCGCGCACGACACCCTGATGGCGGGCTGCAGCCCAGACGGCCTAGTGGACTGGGACGGCTTGATCGAGATCAAGTGCCCGTGGAACACCGCGAACCACATCGAAACGCTGCTCAACGGCATGCCGGCAGAGCACACCCCGCAGGTGCAGGGCCAGATGTGGATCACTGGCCGCGAGTGGTGCGATTTCGTTTCCTACGATCCCCGGATGCCTGCTGAACTGCAGCTGCACGTCCAGCGCATCCAACGTGACGAGGCGTTCATCGCCGACCTCGAGCGTCGCGTTACTTCGTTTCTGGCAGAGGTCGGCACCCAAGTCGAGGCGCTGCGGCGTCTCGCGGAAAGTAAGCAATGAGCGATACGAAGAAGCGCCCCTATGTGCGCACCCTGAAGGCCTGGACCGTAATGGACGCGGAGGGCAACGAGCGACTGGTGCGGGCCTACACCGCAGCAGACGTGCTGCGCCACGTCACGCCGCAGTTCGTGATCGCGCCCGCCACGCACGACG